ATTTTTTTTGCGATACTATAAAGGTTTACTCTCTCGCTCACCCTCGTCCCATGCAAGCTCATCCAAACTGACGTGGTAATGATTCGCTATCAACTTCAACTGGCTGAGAACCGGTTCGTTCTCTCCGGTTTCGTACTTCCGCAACGTGTCATGCCCGATCCCAATCAGCTCCGCTTTCACTCTCATGCTTTTAGCAGGCCGCTCAGATTCTCTCAATTTGCGCAGCCGTTCCGGGAATGTACTCACATAGCCACCTCACATAGCCGAAAATTCTCTACCACGGGGCCGCCCGCCGTTTCCGTCCGCACACTGGCAAACCGGACCTTCGAGTGGATGTAAATTACCTCTCCGCGCCGGAACGGATACAGCTGCTCATACGTCGGGTGCTGCCGTTCCAGCTGGGAAGGTATGGACTTAAATCTGGCCCGAACCACCTGTCCAAGTTTCATGATTCCTCCATTTCCAGCAGCATCACCAAGTCCCAGAACTTCCGCGCATCCAGCCCGGTTTCCGACTTGATTTTGCCCAGCCGATAGATCACGCTGTTGTGATGGATGTCCATTTCCTTCGCTGTTTTCACGCAATTCATGTCATTCTTCGCATAGATGCGCAGGAGCGATATATCTTCCTTCTGCATAGGCACCTCCCATCAATCGCCGTTTAGCCCTCGCAGGATGTCCATTAGAAGTTCAATGCTTTGCGTGGAAATCGCATTGCAATCATTCGTAACATCTTGAGCGCAATTGCATTCAGGCATGTTCCATTCCGGCGGGTTAAGGCCAAACAGCCCACTTCGAATTTCACAGATTAGCGCACGCATTTTTTCATTACGGTCATGCAGGGCTAAAAGTGATTCTTTCATCCCAACTAATCGGGGTTCCTTCACACAATCCGGCTCATAGGCCGAGTTGCAAGTTGGTGCAACGTCCACGTTCCCATTGTTTGAATTATACATTTTCTTACCTCCCGTATTTGATCTTTTTCGCGTTTGGATACCGATCCGGGAACCGGATCAGCTCTGCCTTCCCGCTGATGATCTCCGCCAGCACCCGGGCCATGTGCTCCTGTCGGACGTCCGCCTCCGGGTTTTTGTAGTCCAGCGCCGGCCTGTATTCTTTTCTCACCTCTGCCCATGCTTCGGTGAGCCGCATAATGCGATCATAGCCCCAGCCCTCCGTCTGGTGGATCGCGATTTGCAGTGTATCAATGTCATATTGCGAGGTTATAACCATCGTTGCCTGAAGCAGCCGGTTGGTCTCGTTCTCCCACCGTTGCAAGTATCCAGATTGTTTGGCCATCTTACTTCCCCCTTAACAAGTACAGTTTCAGCCACAGTGGAATGTCGGCGGTCAGAATGCTTTTGAAATAAAACACGATAAACGCAATGCCAGCGGCTATGACCAGCGTCCAAAAGGCTATAATCAACCAGTCTTTCAGCTTCATTCAGCACCTCCGTCCTTTCTTTTGCCGTGGGAACAGAAATCGTCAAACTCCATACCAACGCCAAGGCTACAACAGATTATGTATTTATTGTTGTCGGCCACCATACCAGTTGCACAGTTTTTGCACCGTACTACCGGCACGGCATCAACTGTCGGCATATTGTCAATGTCGCATTTTTCCACATAGTCATCATTTGTTTCCCCGTAATCATTGGGATATGATTTCCACCGGATTTTGTCTGCATCAACCAGCCTCATGGTCAGCACCTCCGTCCATTATCGCCCCGCAGTGGGGGCAGTATTTCCCATACATGACCTTATACTTGTGAGCCGTTGTCTTTCCGCAATGGCTACACATCCACGGAACGTTATCGCCATCACCACAGACTACCCATTCGGCATGCCGCACCGGGGCCACGTCGGCGGCGGGCAGGATCTCAATATACTGCGACGGCTCAAGCCCTTTTGCCCACGCGTGCTTTGCGGCCTTAATCGCCGCGTCCCGTCCAATGTACTCAGCCATCGTCAGCCCTCCTCCACATAGCACCAGCTCTGGGGCGCGCGCTTGATTGTCACCGGCTCCGAGCCAAATTTCGTTTCACGCAGACGAGTAAACTCGTCCAATCCCTTCGGCTGGTCATAGATCAGCAGGTCGGAGATATGCCAGCCGTAGCCCTCGCCGCCAGCAAGATAGTCCGCCAGCTCCGGATATGTCAGGCGGGCTGCATAGAGCAAATCGTTGATGGGTAAGACATTCATATTGCTGTGGCTGCAAATGCTGTACCTTGACGGGACGGGGGAGCCGGAAAAACCGATTCGAGTAATCCAGTCCACCTTGTTGCAGACATACTCCCCAATGACCGCTCGCCCTCCGTTACAATGGCAGATCATCCCATTCGGGCATCTGTAAGACAGATTCCCCGCCGTCACGTACAGGTAGGCCTTAAATGGCGTCGCCAGCTTTGGCCTGGTCTTGCGGACTTCGATAGTCTTTTCGCCGCTGGCGATCTTCTCCACCCACTTGGGGCGGATGCTGATAAGTACGGCTTTACTCATTTTTCACGCCTCCAATGCTTTCTCCGCCGCCTCGCGAGTGAGGAATACGGTCTTGCCGATTTCATCAACCGGTACGCCGAAAATGGATTTATCAACAAACCCGGCTACGATATCCCATTCAATGAATGTACAAAACAATTCCACACGAATTGCCTTTACTCGGTATTCGCTTATGGTTTTTCGACTTGTAACCTCATACACCGTATCTCCCGCCTTGCACGGCGGCACCACCAGCCGACCGTCCTTGTCGGCTTTCAACAGCTCCCGAATCCGTTCTGCCTTTGACGTGTCATCGCTAAAGGCGGATTCGATAATGGCCTTTGCGTTTTCGCACTGTTCCGGTGTCATGCCCGTGTCTAAATACTGACGCAGCAGCGGGCAGTGGGTAGCCGGAACCGCCGTGCAGAACTCGCCGACCGCAGTACAGTTCCCGTTATCCTCATGCCTAAAGTGGCAACGCAGGCAATTAACATTTTCCATTATTTCTCCTTCGGCGGTTCCGGCAGCGGCATCCACGCCAAAGCACGAGCATTTGTTCCATTGGCAACTTCACCGCCCCAGCGCCCGTTGTTTTGATATCCGAGTGCGTAATTTACAAACATTCCATTAAAGTCTCCATAGCGGAAATACTCACCCCAACACAGCACTTTCCGAAAATTCTCCGGTAGCCGCTCCTCCACCGGGATCCAGTGGGGCACCTGCCCCCGCAGTTTCTCAATTTCTTTCGCCTGCGCTTCGATCCGGTCAGCGGCCTCCGCCAGATCATCGCCCAGCGTGATCGGCGTTTCCCACTCATTTGCCCGTGCCCATTCCGCGTGCTCACGCAGAGCATTTACGAGGTTTGTATCTCTCATAATTCATCCCCCAATCTCCAATCATCGTTCCGCACCAAAAACGCGTCGCCCAGTTGTACGGTGTCCGGGAAATTGTGCTGTGTGGTCTGGATGGCGTACTTGTCGATCTCGGTTGCGTAGTATCTGAGCAACCACGGCTGTACGCCCAGCTTGTCCAGCGCGATATGGCCGCAGCTCATGCCATCGTACATGGAAAGCACTTCCACCGCCTCCTCTGTCAGCCCGGTAAAATGGCTCATAATGTGGGCGATCACGTCCACGGTCCAGCCGTTGCCCAGCATTTTATACGCCTGGGTGTCGCTGACAGGAAAGGCGTATGTGTCCGGCACGGTCTGGAGGCGTTTGCATTCCGTCACGGTCAACTTGCGAATGATGTAAAATCCGTCTGCCAGTTTAATGGGGTATGTCTTTCCTTTGATGGTGATCCGCCCGCCGCGAACCTCGTAAACTGGGATTTCTTTTCCGCCTGCCGCCTTAATTACAAACTGCCCTTTCCCGTCCGGGATAACGGGCACGGCATACAGGCCGGTTTTTGCCCCCACGCCGCCGCCCTGTCCGCACAGGGTCACACTTTTGCCGTCCGGGGAATATACCCGGTATTGCTGGCTGTCAAAGTCTGTGTTCTTAGCCTTACTCTCGATGGTGCCGATTCTGACCGGCTCCGCTACACAGGTCTTGCGGTCTATGGTGTTGCCAACCATGTTACGGATACCGTCTTTGTAGTAGGTAGCCCGCAGACATTGGGCTTTACCGTCCACTGTCATGTTGACTGGCTCCGCCACGCCCATATAGCCAAAATGCCCATTCGTTTCGATGTGTCGCAAAACATTTGACACGCCCTGTTTTGTCGCCGCACTCGCTCTCAATGTGTACGCTTTCTCGTGCCACGTCACAGCACCGCTTTCCAAAATGTCCCGCAGGAGGATCCCACGGTCCACCGGCTGCTCCACCGCCACCTGGCTGTATGTGCCGTCCTGGTTCCGTTTGCCCGCCCAATACAGGCGCTGGCGGTTTTGTGCGCTCACCAGGGCGCTGTTAATCAGGACAGGCTCCACGCCCAGCTCCGCCGTGATCTGCGCCCGGATAGCGGGCGACATGGACTTGTTGTTCTCGTAGAGAAAAAAATCCGGCTTGTACTTGTCGCGGGCGATACGGTAGTTTAGAAACAGCTCCCAGCCTATGCCGCTGGCTTCGGTTTCGCGGTTCTTCGTCTGCGCGATGCTCCAATGTGTGCAGGGGCTTCCGCCGATCAATAGTTTCATGCGTCCTCCACCTCCGCAAGCCAGAACGCCTTTTTGCACTCAAAGCAAGTTCGCTTGTTGCAGTCGATACCCGTATTGCCGAATACATCCATTGGGCAAGCATTAAGGCATCCCGAATCAGTTTGTGCGTTCGGAAACAGCTTCAAGAACTCGCTCTGCCTGGTTTTGACGTGGTGCTCGGCGTCCCATCGCTCGACAAACTTCACCGCCCCCGTGTTATCTCCTGCTACCCTATAAACGTTGTAGCGCATTTTTTCTTCGGTAGATCCTCTTTTGCTGAGACGGTCAACCTTGTCCAAAAACTCCACAGCGTCCATTACTTTTCCCCCTCAATGGTGACCTCCACGCGGGAGGCTCCGGTTGTCTGATACTTCCACACCGTCAAAGCTGCGATTGCGCTATCGTCGTTGTAGGCGTGGCCGTTCAGCGCGTCTAGAATGGCCTTCGCCACGTTGTCAGCGTCAGGGCGTTTGGTGTGGGGCGTCCCGTCCATCGCAGCGGCCTTTTTCTTTGACGTGCTTTTCGGCACCGTGAAGAACGCCGTGACGGTGGCCCTGAGCGGAATGCCGCCCGCAAAGCCCTTCCCGCTCTGGCACTGCCAGCACTGGACCACCTTGTCCTCGTAGTCTTGCGTTTTCTGCGGAGTGTAGGTATTGCCGTCTTTCTTAAACCGGGGACGGCCCTTGCCTATCGGAATACCTGGGACCGTAAATTCAACCTTCATCGTTTTTCTTCCTTTCCATCAATGATGATCTGCACCACGCGGACGCGGCCCAGAGGCTCCAATAGCATCGCTACTGCCTCCTTCGTGCCCTGCGTGTCCTCGCCGTAAATATCAACTACGATCCGCATCATTTCCCAGACCACCATCCAATTCCAGGTATGGCTGGAAGGAGCGCATTTTTTTACCGCACCTTGCGCACTTGTAGTTATACATGGCATCACAACCGCCTGCTCCATCGTAGCTGTAATCAACTCCGGTGCGCTTCCAGTCATGCTGCTCGCATGGACAAAGCCGCTCTTCCAGCTCTGCTACTCGATAACTCAGCCGGACTATTTCTGCTTTCAAGCGCTTATTTCCAAACATTTTTCAATCATCCCCTCCTGAATTTTGGGCAGGCATGGACGCTGAAAGATTTCTCTACAAACTTCCCGCTGACCGTCCGTGTTGTTGGAATTGCATCCCATCCCGGAACCGGCTCAAACCGCGCCGACCACTCGCAGCCGCCGTATACATTGGCGCAGTTCCAACAAAGCTGCTGAGACTGGTACGTCACATCCGGCGTCCTTGCCGCCTTCCATCTCCGGCATGGGCGCAACAGCTCGGCCAGCTTAAAATCTCCCGCCATCACACATACCCCCAAGCGTCCTCGCATTTGTTGCCGTGGCCTTTCGCACCCTTGCGGCCACCGCGATCCTGTTCTTTCGCCAGCCAACGGGTAATGAATCCGCGCACACCACGCACCGTTTTCCGCTTCGCCGGGTTATTCAGGCACCATTCCCGCATCTCCCGCAACTGCTGTATCACGTCGACAGCAGGGTACACGCCTGCCCATTCCTGGCATTGCTCCTGCGACACCGGATATTCAGTGCCGTCATTTAGGGGGATGGAAACCACCGGCGGGGATGCCGTTTGCGGCTCGCCGCCTACTTCTTCTGGATTCTGGATTCTGGATTCTGGATTCTGGATTGGATTACGGGCGCATTTGCTTTCACCTGCTTGCAATTGATTGCAATTGATTTCAGATGTAATCAATCCGTCAGCAGGTGCCGGGAATTTGCTTACTTTGTTCCTCACCGTCTGGTGTTCGCTCCAGTTTGGAAAACATAGGTACGGTTCTCCGTCAACTTCATAGAGGATCACAGAGCCTATGGTCGCCAATTCTGCAAGCGTCTTACTGATCGTTCCCTTAGTCACACCTTTTCTGCGGGGGAATACAAAGCCTTTGAGCAATTCCGGGTCTGCGCTGCCGCGCCCATAATCATCAACGTAGGTGATCAGGTACGCCCACAATCGGAACTGAAAGTCCGACATTGCATTGATGCTTTTGCTCGTCCTGATGCTATCCTTGATGATCCTGTTCGGCATTCGCCCACCGCCTTAGAACGGGAGATCCCCATCATCCTCGATCTCGCTGAAATCGCCCTGTGGTTCACTCTGCGCCGTGTCCCCGCCGTCCCGCTTGGAATCGCCAAAGTACACGCTGTCTGCCACAATCTCGGCGGTGCGGCGCTTGTTGCCGTCCTTGTCGGTCCAGTCACGGATCTGCAAACGGCCCTCCACCACGGCCATGCGGCCCTTAGAGAAATACTTGCTTACAAATTCAGCGGTGTTGCGCCATACCACCACATCAATGAAATCCGTTTCCTTTTCGCCGGACAGGGACTTGAAGTCCCGGTCAACAGCCATGGTGAAGGATGCCACCGCCGTGCCGCTGTTGGTGCGGCGCAATTCAGGGTCACGGGTCATCCGGCCCATCACAATAATTCTGTTCAGCATGAAATAGCTCCCTTTCTGTAAATCATGTCCTCCCGGTTCCAATCCGGGTAAAATGCTTTCATGTACGCCACCAGCCGCACATAGATGCGCTCTCGGTCTCTTAATGGACCCTCGTCAAACAGGCGGTGGCAGCGGGGGCAGAGGGTTGCAATGTTCTGCTCGATCCCTCTGCCGCCCTGTGAACGCCGTACCACATGGGCCACAGGCGCGCCTGCGGGAGACCCGCAGATCACGCACTGATGATTGTCCCGTGCCCATACAACAACCTTCACGGATTGCGGAATGGACGTGGCCTTTGTCATTTTGTGCATCCCCATTCCTCCATCATCCCCGCCAGCTTGTCCGGAGGCAGGGTCTCAATGTCTTGCTCCTGGCAGTCCTGCACCGCCATATCGATCAAGTGTGACATTTGCCGGGTGTTGTAGGTGCTGGAGCCGTAGTACAAAATCACGTTGGTGCAGCCGGGGATCCTGCTTGCCATGGTATCCGTCTGCCAGCCAAGCCCATTGTGTTCCCAACCGCGCCGCAGCTTGTCCACGGCTGAATCGATCACGCAGACCATTTCATGATTTCCGCCAATTTCTCGGATATACCGTCGGTAGATTTCCGTTTTGGGAATCCGCAGCTTTTCAGCCAGCCGGTCAACCAGAACCCAGAAGTACGCATTCGCGTCGAGGCTCCGCTTCTCCCGGTGTTCCTTGATTTCCACGTCATAGGCTTTGCCATCTTTCAGCGTATCAATCACCTGTCGCGCCTTGTTGGTCTGTATGCATAGCCAGTCTCCGGCGGCATCCATCGTCCAGCGGAACGCTGTGACGTTAACCCGCTGCATCGTTGGCCTCCTTGGCATCCGCTACGCACTTCTCGCACAGCGCATGGCCGTACAGTTCCTTCGCTCTCGCCGCCAGACGCGCCGCCTTCACCGTTGCCCTGCCGTCGAAATAGTCCATCACCTGACCGCCGCAGTGCTCACAGATAACGGTAGCATCGCCCTGCGGGGGCAATCTATACCCCGGCTTCTGCCGCGTTGGGATCGCCGGTCCCTTCGGCCTGCTCGGCTCCGGCGTTTCCGCGTCCGGGTCCTTCATTTCCTCGGTGGGGATGCAGAACACTTGGAAAAACGCATACTTCATGGCAATCGCCATCGCCTTGTTGCTGGCCTTGTCTCCGCTGTCCATGCCCTCGCCGATCACCACCGCCGAAAGGTTGGTGCCGTCCTCTGCGTAGAACGTGTATTTGATTTTCAGCATGGAATACAGAATCGTACCGCCCTTGTTGGTCACACGGTCCTCCCGCGACTGATCGATCACCTCCGGCACAACGAATACCTTGTACTTGGAAAGGATCGGCTGCAAAGCGTTCATCACATCGTCGATGCCGCGATACTTGAATCCCTGCTGCTGGTTCTTCTTTTCCTTCCCAATCGCCGGGATCTCATGCATGATCGCGGTAATGCTTTCAAAGATATTCATCACTTCACCCCCACGCTATAACCATCCACCAGCTCCGCTCCGGGGACGGCTTCTGTTTTCAGGATCTTGGCAAGCTCCGCCTTGCTGATGGTCGGCTCTGCATACTGGATGCAGCCCTCATGTGCGTGGTCCTGCAGCCATGCCAGAACAGTGTCAGGGTCAGACACATTCACGCTGGTAGTCTTGCGGAAGTTCACCGCGCAGCGGGGGGATTCAAACTTCTGCCCCTGCAAGGCATACGCCAGATAGTCCTTGAGGCGCTGGGCCTTGTTCTCCGCCGCCTTCTGCCGTTCGGCAAAGGCGAGCTTCTCAGCCTTGTAGGCAGCGGCATCCGCCACCAAATTCTTGTAATATAGTGCGATGTTCTCGATCTTCTGATCCCGCGCCATGCTCAGCCGGTCAAATGCGTCAAAGTCGCTGACCTCGCCGGTCTCCGGGTCTACCAGGGCCGTAATGGCCGCGTCAATTTCATAAAGGTTCATTCTTTCCTCCTATATCTCGCAAACCGCACGGTCTCGCCGTAGCGGTTCTTCTGCGTGACCGTCTCCACGTCCAGCGCCACGCCGTCCCGCCGCAAGTCAGAGACCCGCGCCGTGAAATTGGCGATCCCGCACTCGCTCATGGCCTCGGCCCGTGTGATACTGCCGTGTTCATCCAGATACTTCAAGATCCGCTCACACTGGTTCATATCAGTCCTCCGGGATGTCGACGATCGCGATCCCCATGGCCCGTGCCACGGCTTCCGGATCGCTGTCAACCTCATCCTTGAGCCAATCCTTCGCGCACTCCGGGCAGTAGCACTCGCCGTTGATCAAAAACCCCGGAGCCACATCGTCAAACGCATTGGGGTTCATGACGATGGAACATCTCGCGCACACCGGATAGATCTTCATTTCCACGCATCCCCTCTCTTCCACGCTTTCGTGGCGTTGGATTGCTGGGCGTAACCCGCTGTGATAGCGCCGCAGGTGGAACACCGTACATAGTGCTTAAATGGTGCGTCCATGGACTGCACCCGCTCACCGCTGTCCATGCCGCAGACCGGGCAGAGATCCAGCGGATGGCGCTCATGCCGGTTCTTTCTGTTCATCGCGCGTTCACCACCATGTACGCAATGGTGATCAGCAGCAGGGCCAGAAAACTCATAAAGCCAATCCATGCGGAGGCGTCCGCCTTCCGCTGCTCTTTGGTGCGCCGTTCATGCTTTCTCATGCGGATTCCCTCCTTCGATGAAATCTACAACCTTGAATACCCAAGTGGCCGCATACGCCACGCCCAGGATCATAAAAAACAGGTTCCAGCTCATTGTTTGATGTCCCCCTCTTTGGTGTAAACACCGTCAAACTCAAGGCCATGCTCCCTCGACCAGATCTTGCCGAACTCCGTCATGATCTTCACCGGGTCAGGCGGAGACACCCAGATCACCCGGTATTCGATTTTTCGTTTCTTCGCCATTGCCTTTTCCTTTCCCCTGTGCTAAAATAGCCACAGGATACATATCTGAGCCTAAGATTTGTTCCGCCGCCCTGCCCGGTCTGCAACACCGGACGGGGCATTTTTTATACTTCGTCTCATACACTTCTTAGCTGCGCTACTCAATTCCATTGCCGCGCCGCGCCTCACCATTCCTTTGCTGTTCTTAGCGATACGTAACTTCGCTATTCCACCGCTATTCTCATCTAAGCATTTCCTACGCTTTTCCTTGCATTTCTCTTCCTTGGCTTTGCGCTGAATTGCTTCTCTGTGCGTTGCCTTTGCATAGCAAATCACTGCATTTCCGTTGCTACGTCAAGCATTGCTGTGCTACGCCATTCCGCTGCGATTCTGTACCGTTCTGAACTATTCCATTGCATTGCCTTGCGCATCTGTGCATTGCCGTTGCAGCTCAATACCTGTCTATTCCTTTGCGACGCCTATCGCCTCTAAGCCCTCCCGTTGCTTTGCGGAACGAGCCGTGGCCTTTCCATAGCGCCTCTATGCAATGCTATGCCGTTGCTTTGCCACGCTTGGCACTGCTTTTCCGCTGCGTTACTGGAGTTCCTCCCAGGTGAACCGGCCCTTGCCGCTGTTGCGCCACTGACCGATGCCGGAAAAGCGGCCATAGTCCAGCCATTCCCGGACAGCTTTCTCGTGATCGTCGCAGAGGCAGGTCACCCGAAACTCACAGGTAGCGCCTGCGGGGATCTCTTCACTCATGGCAAGGCTGATGCGCTCGCCCTGGGCCGTCTGCGCTCTCAGGGGGCGCTGGCACTCACCAACGGGGCCGTCAAACTCCAGCGGGATCACGCGGGGCTCCGGGAAGATCAGCTTATCAATCTCCTTCTTGTAGGCCTTGATCTTCTCACTGGCCGTGCCCTTGACCTTGCGGAGGCCGCCGCAGGTGTCTTTGAAAAAGCCTTTGATCTGATAGTCATACAGGAACGGGGTACCGTCCTCCGTCCGGGGAAACACCGTCATGGCCTTTTCCGCCACGGCATCAGCGCCCAGCGCGGCAACTTCGTCCTCAATGTTTAACGCATCCGGGGATTTGGAACCGATAAACTCCCGATATACGTCTGGGTTTGCAGGGCTTGTCCCAAGAATGGGTTCCGTAAATGTGATCCGTACCTTAATTTCCTTCATTCCTTTTTCCTCCTGTTATTGCTCACTGCTGGGTTCGAACAGTTCGTTCACCGTCACGCCGTACATCCTCGCCAGCTTCTTGTGGTACTTCCGTGCCGGTCGCCAGTCTCCCAGTTCCCAATGCGTCACACAGGACAAGTCCACATTCAGTTTCTTTGCTACCTGTGCACGGGTCAGGCTGGAACGTTCTCGAAGTTCCTTCAATGCCAAGTCATGTGCCCTCCTTTCGGTGTGAGAAATCATTGACTGCGGCAGAAATATGTGGTATGGTAAGCATGGGAGTTAAACTACGCGCCAAATGGCGTACTCTGTTGCAGAGGGGTATTCCATTTAGCAAACGAGTTCGCTTCCAACCGCCCCGAAGTTTGTTGCAGAGACTTCGGGGCGGTTTTTTTCTCTGCCGCAGTCAATACCCGCCGAAACCTCATGAATGTGAGAAATCACGCTTGACACGACCCGGAAAGCGTATTACAATGAAATCGCCAAAAGACATTGCAAGAGCCGCTTTTATGGGGGCTGGTTTTCGTGTACCCTTTTCCGGTGGGCTTAGGTATATGATACCTCACATTTAAACCGTTTGCAATACCTAATTGGTTTAATTAAACCGTTTTGTATGGTTGCACAAAATTTGGGGGCTAAATATGGATATAACGCTAGAGAGAATGTTGACTTTAATCCCCAAAAAAGAAAACGGAAACTTTAAGCACGGAGCATTGTCTCAATTTGCACGTTCGATAGGATTTAAGGACGGTCACATTGTTTCTGATTGGATTGCCGGGAATTCGGAATCATACAAGAATTACATCTACCAAGTCTCGGCACTATACCACGTATCCGTTGAATGGCTCCAGGGCAAAACGGAAGATAAGAGCATAAAAGAAACCCCCGATCCGAAGATCGAGGGCGTAAGCGCGGAAGCGCAGGAAATATTAGATTATATCCGGGATGCGACACCCGCCGAACTGGCGGAAGTCTGCCGTTATATCGGGTATCTGAAAAGCAAGAGGGGCACGGAATGAAACTGAACCCAGATTGCTTGCGGGATATTATGCTTTTGGTCGAAGATCGTATTTCCGTTGAAACTGCGATTGAAAATCCAAATGGGCTAAGAAAATTTAGCTATGTCAGCATTCCCTGTTTGGTGCGCTTGCTTCCTGACAGCTATTCAAAAGAAGAGATCATATATCATATTGTGCAGCTTTCAGAAAGCGGATACTTAAAAACAGATTTTTCCTTTGCAACAAGCGAAATGTTTGGATACTTTTACTTGAATACAATTTATCACATCACGCCAAAAGGCCATGACTTTATCGCAAACATCGGGGGAAAAGAAAGCTGGGCAAAAACAAACGCTGTTTTAAAATCCTTGAAGTCAATATCTCTATCGGTAATTGAAACGGTGGCAAAGGGTATCACTTCGGCCATAGTAGATCAATACATTGCAGGCTTTCAGGCATAATACTGTACCCGCCGTCATTATTGGCGGTTACAGAAATGGGAGCGCTCTTGAATGCTCCTTGCTTTAGCGTTTCATAATTGCTGCATTTAATAGCCTCCGCCAAACAGCCCGGAACAAGCGTAGCGCATTCCGCCGAAATGCCAGACGCTTCCAATACGTTGAGACACGCGTTTACGGCTTTAAGGACGTTGGGATTTTCATACCACAATTGATTATACACCATCGTTTCCTCCTTTAATCATTCGCAGCAATTCTACCTGTTCCTCTTGCGGCAAAAGCAGTACGGCATGCATCAGTTTGTTGCGAATTTCTTCAAGCTGTTCTGTTGCCATTATATCACAGTTTGCCGGTAAATCCAACATCTATGTATCCTCCGTTCATCATTTGCGAATAGAACGTCTGTTCGATTATTATAGCACACCACCATGATTTTGCAACCGCAAGATATGGGGGCATGACGGTTGCCCGCGCATATTGAATATTTACATATACGCATATAAAAGAATGAAAGGAGCTTCACTATGGTTTGCCCTAATTGCGGAAGCGAAAATGTAACAATTTCTATGGAGCAAGTGTCAAGTAAAACCAAAAAGCACGGGAACGGCATCGGAGGCCATATCAACAATGCTGCTCGCGGCTTGATGGCGGTATCAACCCTTGGCATGTCTAATCTCGTGTGGAAGAAAAGCAAAGGTGGCGAAAAGACCGTTGTAAAAAATCAAAAGATTTGCCTTTGCCAGAATTGCGGAAACTCTTGGGAAATAAAGTAAGTGAAAAACCCGGCCCCGCCGCCTCTGCAACAAACGGCGAGGGCCGGAGGGCAAGCCTTGGGGGGATTGACTTGCCGTGATGTAACCATAGCAGAAATAGGTTGGGCAGCGCAATGCCAGAACCTTAGAAACAGGCAGTATACTACCGAACCAGATTTGAGATTGCGTCTGCCCATATCTTACAAACTTAATACAGGAGGCCGATTTTTTTGACGATCCAAGACCTATGCCGCGAAAAAAGAGCCGCCCTCAACATGACGGCTCAGGACATTGCCGACGCATCTAATGTGCCCCTGTCCACAGTCAACAACTTCTTTGCTAACTCATCCAAAGCACCGTCTATTAACACTGTGGGGCCAATTTGCGCTGTTTTAGGCATCTCCTTAGATGAATTTTTCGGTATAGGTGATCACTATACGGCAACAGAAGAAACCCTCCAGGCGGAGAAAGTCGGCCTCGAAAAGCATTTGTCCAGCAAACGGCAGATCATTACGATGATGGAGCAGGGCGTGAAAACCCGGAACCGCATCATTGCCGCTTTGCTGGTTTTATTGTTTTTATCCATAACCTATGCGTTGTACCTTGATACCAATTGTATTCAAATCGGCTTTTGGAGGGGATAGCATGTGCCAAAAAATAGTGGTCACTCTACCAAATATTCTACGCATCCGTGTAGCACTGTACATCAGGGTGTCGACCGAAGAACAGGCGAAGCACGGACTGTCACTGGCAGACCAGCGGGAGGCCCTGACGGACTATGCCACAGCACACAACATGGAGGTGGTGGGCATTTACGAGGACGCCGGAATTAGCGCCAGAAAGCCGTATAAAAAGCGTCCGGCCTTGATGCGCCTGCTCGATGATTGCAACGCTGGGAAAGTCGACACCATCCTTTTTGTCAAGCTGGATAGGTGGTTTCGGAATGTGGCAGGGTACTACGCCGTGCAAGAGGTTCTCGACAAAAATCATGTGGCTTGGCAGGCCATCAGAGAAGACTACGAAACGCGAACTGCATCAGGGCGATTGAAGGTCAATATTATGTTGTCGGTAGCGCAGGACGAAGCTGACCGTACATCGGAGCGCATTAAGGACATCAACGAGGGCAAGAGGGCAAAGGGCCAGCCAACCAACGGGAGAACTCCCATCGGCATCTGCGTGAAGAACCGCCGCTACGCCATTGATGAAGAAACCGCAGATGCGGCGCGAGATATGTTCCCTGCCTTTATACGGCTGCAAAGCATCCTTGCTTTAAGGCGGTATATGGCAACGGAGTGGGGGATCAAACGCTCGTACAACAAATACAAGGATGCTTTGGGGAACCGGCTGTACTTAGGTGAGGCGTTCGGAGTGGAAAACGCATTGCCAGCGCTCATCGATCAAGAAACCTTTGACCTTGCCGGAAAAATCCTGGAACGGCGAAGCCAGCGGAACGCCAGTGCGGATCGAATATATTTGTTTACCGGGATTCTCCGCTGCCGGGAGTGTGGGAGAAACATGCAGCCGGAGACTGTAAAACAGGTGTACAAGTACTACCGATGCAGAACGCACACACTTGACCCAGCCGACTGTCCGCACATTCTTAGAATCCGAGAAGACGTGCTGGAGGATTACCTCTTGCGCGAATTTGAGGGGATCGCAAAAAAGTATTACTCCAAATCAAAAACCGCAGAAAAAAAGCCGCCCAAAACGGCGGAGCAAATCAAGCGGAAAATGCAAAAACTAAAAGACCTGTATCTGTCGGATTTGATTGAAATCGAAGAATACAAAAAAGACTATACGGACTTGAAACAGCAGCTCGCGGCAATAAACCCAGAGCCTATAAAAGAATTTGATCTCGAAACCTTACGGCGGGAATTGAAGGAATATCCTGATTTAGACCGGCAGGCAAAGAAAGAATTCTGGGTACGCACGATCCAGCGCATCGACGCAGACAATGACGGTGCGTTTTTTGTAACGCCTAGTTAGTCTTATTTTCATGTCACAACGCCTACGTCAAAATATAACTAACCCCCCGGCATTTGCCGAGGGGGTTAAGTTTAGCTTTCCAATTTCCGCATGACGCTATTATAAACCCGCTCGTTGACCACTTTCAAGCTGTCCATCAGCTCGTCCATGACCTCCCACGCACGGGCTGGGTCAACGTTAGACACCGCCCGGAGGAAATCGCTGTCCGGTGCGGGAACCGCAGAATACGCCTCAACCATACGGTTTTCCCTCACCGGCTCTCGGTTCTGGTTTTGGATGGTATACAGCGCCGCCAGCTTTTCATAGTTTGCCCAGCTGGATTCTTCCGTCTCTAACCGCTTGATCCATAGCGCCACTTCTCGCTCGTCAATCATTGGGGCCTACCCCCTTTAGTCCTCCATCATGTCCATTGCACGGCGCAGGGCGTCCTTGATGCGATCATCGTCGGTTTCCCGCATCATATCGTTGATCTGATCGCGCAGATGCTCAGTTGCGTCCGTGCGGCTGTAATGACCACGGACATAATGCCGACGGGCATAGGAGTTGCCACGGCTGTAGCCGCGTAGATCATCGTCCAGATAGCGGCCAGAATAGCCGCGCTCGTCCATCGCATCGATCTTGTCGATGTTCTTGATGGTATCGGTCAGCTTGTGGGCAATGTCCAGATCCCCGGCGCCCAGCTCGCCCTTGCGGATCAGCTCGTCAAGTTCCTTGCAGAGCATATCCCGCAGTTCATACATAGATTTCATTCCCATTGTGTTCTCCTTTCTCAGCAAACTCTGGTAATGATAAGGTTCGCGTTGCTCACGTCAATGTCCTCGCCACTAACGTTGCGGATGGACAGCGACGCGCAGCAGCCCTTTGTAACGTCAACGTACTCGGACGCCGCCACGTTGAAAAATGCCCCCGCAACCGTGGGCGTCACCGTCGCAACGGAGGACGGGAGCGGCTCACCGTCAACCGCAATGGCAACGGAGATGGGGCCGGGGGTCCCGCCGGTGCTTACGGCAATATTGCCGATAAAGTCCACCTTATAGCGGACGCGGCACTGGGAGCAGTTACCACGGAGGTTAAACAGACCGGAGCCTGCGCGGTGCGCCACAAGGCCCTTGGTGCAGGGGATCGGTGCCTCGGTAAAAAGCACGTTCTGGTTTGCCGCTACAGTTTGCGCGGCAACAGCAGTGTATTCAGGCATAAAAAACTCCTTTCATAAAATCAGCGGCAGGGCTACTGCCCCGCCGCTTTGTCATCAGTATCGACACGGGGCCGATCATTTCCCCAGCATGGGGGAAAAGCTACGCTATGCAGTTGTCAGCAACCGCATCCGGCAAACTGGTTGCAGCAATAGGGGTTCTGCACCGTGTAGGCCGGAATGGGAGAAGGGCGCAGCTGGGACACCAGATAGCTGTTCTGCGCCGCCTGAGATGCGGCCAGCTTCAAGCCCTGATTCTCGCTCTGGAGATCCTGCAGCTTGCTCTGGGTCAGGAAGTCCAGGATCGCGCGGCTGTTGCTGTTGGCATTGTCGATAATGTCCCGGGTGGCGTTCTGCACCGTGTTCCGGGTATCGCAAGCCTGAGCGGCCATGTCATAGCGCACGCCCTCAATGCTGCGCTGGGTGTTGCAGCAGCACTCAGCGGCCTGCATCTGCATGGCAGTCAACTGCTGCATGAGAGCCGCCTGCTGGTTAGCGCGGGAAAGCTCGGCCTGTCCGAAGCCGTTTGCCATCGCCATGTTGGTGCCGTTGACAAGCTGCGCCTGCTGGTAAAATCCGTCGCAAAGGCCCTGATTTACACTGTCGATTTTGCGCTCGACATTGGCAAAATCAGAGGTCAGCACATAGCCGTCGACCACGCCGCCGCCATTGCCGCCGTTGTTGCCCCAGCCGTTGCCGCCCCAGCCGCAAAAAACAAACAAAAACAGGATAATGATCCACCATGCACCGTCACCGCCCCAGCCAAAGCCGCCGCTGCCGCCGGAATTGGCGGGAGCCACAGGCATTGTCAGCATAGGAGCACCGTCAGAGGAAAGAGACATAGAAAAACTCCTTTCGATTTTTTATTCATCAAATCGTGGCCACGATGTTGATTTACCAAGCGATTAAGCAAACACTTTGCTTAAATTTTGCTTACTGCATCAAGCTCTGAAACTGCTTTGCCATTTCTTGCAGCTGGTTCAACTGCTGCTGGCTCATTCTGCCGGACTGCAACAGCTTTTCTACCTCCGCCTTCGGGTCGCCATGAAACGAGGCCCGGAACTGGTTGAACTGCTGCATCATCTGCTGGAACCGGCCTACCGGCGTGTTTCCTCCGCCCAAAGCGTTGAAAAATGGATTAGCCATCCGTATCCGCCTCCTTTATCTTCTTTTTGCCCTTTATGCCGTCCACAACCGCCGCCAGAGCGTCAAATTCTTCCCGCGTGACAAACTTCACCGGGTCTGCCGTGGGCGCTGTACGGGGCGTTTCTGCGCGTTCTACGAGGTCGTAGATCGTAAGTGAGGGTTTACCGCTGGCATCTGCCTTTTTGAGGTACACCGTAGGCGCGGAGCTATCCCACAACGCCACAGCGGCGTTGGGCGCGATCATCCAGTTTCGGGCCTCCTGTTCTCCGCTGACCCATTGCACGCCGCTCTGAGCCACCGGATTTTGAGGGAGTTGCGGTGCCATCATTGGCGGCATCTGCTGTTGACGGAGCTGCGCCAGGTTATCCGGCATGGGCTGCGCGTAATAGGGGTTCTGCCATCCGTAAGGTGTGTAAGCCATAATCAGTCCTCCTTGACCCAGTAATACAATATGTTCTCATTGCTGCTGTCCCAGCTGTCCCAGATCGTGCCATCTTGCACGCAGACCACATGGCCGGACAGGGCCAGAATATACGTGCCTACCGGGTGATCCTCCGCAAACTGCCCCACCGTGTAGCAGTCCGGGCAAGTATCCGGCACGATGTACCGCCGGTATCCAATGCTCCGCAGGTACCGCCCCCAACAGGCGTTGGCTGACGGCATATCGCCGTCCAGATACCCTTGGATGCAGAGCCGTAAATACACCTCGCCCCACTCCATCCCGGTTGCCTTAGAGATCGCCCGCACGGTGCAGTCCCCAACATTTTTCCCGCATGGATTGGGATTAAAGTGGCTATACATACTCCCTCCGATCATCGTAGAGCAGCTCGATCATGCGCACACAGCGTTCCAGCTCCGCCGGATCGGTCTGCGCAACAATATCTCGCGCCAACTCCGCCGGATACCCGCAGGCCAAAAGCCGTTCATACATTGTGTGCGCCTCCTTTACGCCTATATGATACAAAAAATCCGGACAGCCAAACTGCCCGGAAACTGCCTGTATTCTGCCCTCAAACTGCCCTGAAAATATTTTGACTTTTTTGCTTTTCTCTCTTGACACACCACCAAATTGGTGGTATTATAATAACAACAAGAGGGGCACAGCCCAGGAGGAAAATAAAAATGAAAATTACTGATGGAAAGAAAACCGTAGAAATCAAGATTCAGCACTGGAATGGTTCCGGATATGATCCGGACTGGAGCCGCGATTATTTTACCGCTGGTTCCCTGCCCTATGATGAGGAAACTGATACTTATACCGTTGAGGATGTTGATTATTGCATCGAAATGGCCAACAACAGCACCTGCGAAGATGGCGCTTGCATCAAATATGACGAGGACGGAGTCCTTGTCCCTGACGAAGATATGGTCGTCTTTGTTGACGAACTGAATTAAGGAGGATATACCATGACTGATAAACAGTTCAGCACCCTCTTTTTCGGTGCACTTGCCGACCAAGACCGGGACATGTATGTATCAGACTGGGCGCTATCTGACATCTGGGGGGATCCGGAAGGCGCTGACATCCCGGATGATCGGATCCAGTCCTTGGGAGCGTTGTGGGATGTGGCTCATATTACGATCCGCGAGATCAGAGCAGCCACTGGCTTGTCTCAGGTTGCTTTTGCCCAGCGCTTCTGTATCCCGCGCCGGACGGTGGAGAATTGGGAATCCGGGGCAAGCGATTGCCCGGACTATTTGCGAATTTTGCTGGCGCAAGCCGTAGGGCTATACACACGGGGCTAAAATATGCGGCTCAAGGCGTGCGTAAAATGCGGGAAGTTTTTTCCCGCCATCAAAGTTGAGCAGCGTGTATGTGCGGAGTGTTTTGCGGCAGAGAGATCTACCACCATACGCCCACGGACTTGCCGCGAGTGTGGCGCGACCTTTGACGGTGGCCCTCGGGCTTGGTACTGCCCCAGTTGCCGGGCCATCCGCAAAAAAGAGTCAGCTGCACGATGCCACAAAAGTGGAACAATCCGGCCTCTTGGCAGTATTGACCATTGTACGATCTGCGGGAAAGAGTATATTGTCAATTCGGCGCGCCAGCGGTACTGCAAAGACTGTGCCCCGGGAGCATATCGTCAGGCGGACCGCGAGGCATCCAAAAAATGGAACGAGGAAAATAATTATTATGAGCTGCGGGCACAGAAGCCGCGAAGAGGTCAAAAAGTCTGCGTGATCTGTGGAAAACCGATTTCCCCCGGAACCCCTCGAATCACATGCTCTGAGGAGTGTAACAGGCTCCGGATAAAATGGCATCAGGAGCGCACCCAAATCAGACAAGGAACCCGGAAAGCGCCTACCACAGTCAACCGCTTGGACAAGGATTTTATGGCGCAGCGCAAGAAAAAGCGGGAAGAAAAATAGAAAAAGCCGTGTCCGATTCGGACACGGCTTCTCTCTATCCCTGCATATCATCCGCGATCTTGGCGTAGGCCCTTCGCCGGATTTTGGCTAACCCGTCCACGCTGACGTGGAGCCGCTCCGCCGTTTGGAGGCAGCTCTGGCCGTGAACATCCACCGCCAGCACCGCTGTTTCCTCATCAGGCGGAAGCCCTACCAGCCGGACGGCCTGCACCGCCCGGGCCGGGGCCATGGATGACAACAGCGCCCGGATCTCTCGGTTTGTTTTTTCCATGGGTTCCCCAGACTTGCAGAGCGCTAAAAAGCGTGGATGTTGCCATCTTCTGGCCCTCCTTTCGGTTTTATCCTTTCCAGTCAGCCTTGGCCTCTCTCACGTCGATATGACAAAAGCTGTCATAAACCCCCACGCCGCCCCAGTCGGGCATGAGCTGTCGGGCGTAGGCCGCCACCGCTGCCGGGGTCTGGCCACGCACGGAAATGTCAGCCGCCATGCCATAGCAGTGCTGGCTGTGAGCCACGCCGCCCACCCTGGCATTGTACTGCGGCGTCCGGTAGGCGCTGTGGATGACCACCGGAGCGCAAAAATGGGAGCGGATGGTTTCCAGCACCATCACCAGCCGGGGAGCCACCAAAACAGCGTCAGATCCGTCTCCACACGCAAACTCCCGCACCTTAAAATGGGCGGAGAGCTGCTTGCCCCCGGAGGCGGCTTTGCTGTAAGCGTGGATCTCAACCATGATTATCCCTCCAGATCTGATACAGCGCCCGGACCATGTCGGCGCGGGTCACGGTCTCCCCGGCGTTGGCGTCCGTCAGCAGGCCGTGAGCCTTGCCCCATGCCAGCGCCGGTTCCTCCGGATTGACTGGGGCCGGGGTAGGAGCCGGGGTAGGAGCCGGGGTAGGGGCCGGGGTAGCCGCCTTCCACTCCCAAAACAGCAGCAGCGTGGGCACCTTCCGGGTGCTGTCCACCGTCCCGCCAGGGAAAATGCCCTGCGTGGAGCCGCCGCCGTCCAGCATCAGGGCGTCCACCACGCCCAGCCCCAGCAGCTTGTTCTGGAGCTGCTCACGGGTTAGGCTGGCCTTGTCGCACCACAGCACCACCTTGCCGTTGGCCAGCCAGCCCACCGCCGTCCGGGCGGCAGGCCGGGCCACGTCCGGCGTCAGCTCCCGGTACAGCTTGGCGCCGCCCTTGAGGATCGGGACGCCTGAGAGAAAGGATCCCCACCGGTCCGTCAGCATCTTCGGAAGTCCGTCGGAGCCGATAGACACGCCCCAGTCCTGGTATTTGTCCCGGCTGATAATCTTACCGTCAATCACCGTCCAGCCCACCGGCTGAAACTTGCCGTTGAACAGGTAGCCGTTGATAATGTGGGTGCAGCCGGTCTTGGCCTTGATCTGCGCCGGGGTCAGCTTGGCGGTGTTGTGGTAGATCTGCGCTCTCGCGCAATCAAACGTATCAACCATGGCGCACACGGGAAGCCTTGATGAAGTAGCCGTCCTCGTCATAAGTCACCTCATAGGTGGCTCCGACGATCTGCTGGATCTGGACGGTGCCCGCCAGATCCTCCCGGCGACGGGTATCCAGCGTCTGAGGGAGCGCTTCCGGCTCGGTCTCAGCCGGAATAAAGCCCTCCCGCATTTCGTCCTCGGTCCAACCAGCCACGCCGCCGTCAGGATTCAGGTGGAAGTTGGCCCCCGCCGCTTTCAGTTCGGCGTTGATGGCCTCGATGGTCTTACCGGTGGCCTTGCCCTCGTTGATGATGTTCTCGTAGATCTTTTCCATGGTATGTACCCCTTTCAAATTTACGGTTGATTTTTCAACCGGTTTTAACTGTTCTTGTCCTCTTTGACCCGCTGGGTGCCGAAATAGAATGCGATGACCGTGGTAAAGATGGTCAAAAATTCCGTCCCGGAAATGTCACCCCGCAGAGCCAGCACCGCGAAGATCACCGTCAGGGTGATGGTCACGAGGCTTTTCACCGCAAGCAGATTGCCCAGCCGTTTCTTGATGTTTTCCATAATGTTCTCCTTTCACTCTTTTCGGATCGGCAGCTCGCCGACCTCGGACATAATGATTTTCAGGTGTCCGTTGCCGCCAAGAGATTTGTACGCCTGGTGCATTTCGTCCAGCGTTTCCCTGTCCGACAGGCTGACGCTGCCGTCGGAGATGTACTTCTGGCCCAGATAGCGCACCCGGTCGATGAGCAGCACCTTCAGCGCGTCCACGATGGCGTCCCGCTTGTCATCCTTGGTCCACTTCCGCTGGAGGATCGCGAGGATGATGGCGGTCACGCCGGAGCCGGTGGCGGCAGTTAATACGATCTGTAGAATTTCCATTCTACACCCCCTTAAAAAGTTGCAGTTTTTAGGGTAATTCCGACTTGGTTTCGTGCAGGTTAAAATTCAGGCCATTGCCGCTCACAAATTGGGCACACTTGACGGCCTTCGGGGATGATCGCCCCACAGCAAATACAGTATTCCATAAACTCATCTAACAAACGCATTTCCTTGGATAATTGCGCCACCAGTATTCCGGGTGTTATAGGAGCCTCCTATTTTCAGAGGCATATCATCCGAAAGCATTACCAAACCGCCCCAATAGGTATACACGCCGATATTGTTGCCGCTATAATCTGTTTCTTTTCCACCCGCAATGCCAATAAACCCACTCTGGAAGGTATTGAGCACAATATCCAAATTGTGAAATGCACAGCTCAATAGCGTCACAGATCCCTGCTCAAGAGTGGTAACGCCTCTACCAATTTTCTCTCCGCTTGATGAAACGTAACCGGTCACAGAACATTCTTGAGCCTTGACCGTACTCCCGGAACAAATAATACAAGCGTTGGTGCTTGGCGATTCTGCGTTAAGTTCCCATTTCAGCTTTTCCATATTTACAGGAACATGGCAATTAGTAATTTCTATGTTTTTTGTAAAAACACAATCGCCCAAATTGGCTGCACGGAGAATGATGCTTCCGCAACCGTAGAAGTCTTTTATATAAACGATCTGTGAATGCGTTCCGTTGAGGGTGATAACATGATTCTCAGTCAGCAGACGAGGAAGGGAATCGAGGTATGCCTGCAATTCCGATGCGTTCAGGCTTTTAGACACGCTCCCTATATTTTTTGTGCTGATTGCATCCACACCAATATTGGTTTGCGCCTGCGCCTTCTGCTCGTCGGTGAGGTCCTGGGCCGCATCGTAGCGGACAAAATTGCTGGAGCCTCCAACAGGGCCTTCCGGGCCTTGCTTGCCCTCAGGCCCCTGCTTCCCCTCGGGGCCTTGGATACCCTGCTTGCCCTGCGGGCCTTGCAGGTTGCCGTTGGCCACCCACTTGCCGTGGACGGAATCCCAGATGTAGATGTTGTACGGAGGCGCGGTACCCACGCCGTACACGTCACCGGCCTTTGGATTGGGGACGGCGGCCTTGAGGGCGTCCAGCGTATCAAAATAGCCCAGAATGGCGAAGCTGGAACCGGCCTTGCCAGGATCACCCTGGTCACCCTTTTTGCCGGGCGGGCCGATGGGGCCTTTAATGGATGTCAGCGTCGTCAGATTGAAGGCGTACACCCAGTTGGCCGTGCCCTTGAGGTACACCTTGCCGTAGTCCGCGGAGGACGTGCTGTCCGGCAGGATCAGGACGAACTGGCCGCGCTGGACGTCCGTACCGGTGAAGTCCTGGTTCATTTCGGTCACGCTCTTGTACTCCTTGGTGATGCCCACCGGCACACCGGCGGATGCCAGCCGCGCGTCGATCTCCTCGCCGGAGTAGGCGGATGTGTAATAGTCTTGCAGCTTGGCGAAGATCTCCTCCAAAACTGCGATTCTCTGTTCAAGCGTCATTGGAATCACCTCACACGATGAAAAGTTTGTTCAGACGGTCGAAAAACAATCCGCCGCCACGCTGGACCAACGGCCCGGCTTTTGCTTGCCCGAATTTGCGGTAGTACAAAATAACACAGCCGTCCGCGCTTGGGCCGCCTGGGCCGCCTAAACCGCCGGACCCGGGTGTGCCGGGGGTAATGGTGCCGTTTCCGTTCTTCACGGCAATGCCGCCGGATCCGGCGCCGCCGCCTCCGTAGCCGCCACGTCCGCCCCTGCCGTACCGCTTTGGCTTGGAGGGGATAAGCGTGGCCGTCATGCCGTCCGCACCGGGGCCGCCGGTCACATCAACGGTTGTCTCGCCCGGCAGGCCGCGTCCGGAGGATCCGGCTTTTCCGTTGGCTCCCGCCGCCGGGCCGCCGCCCAGACCGGAGCTGTACCAGCCGAAACTGCGCGGGGTGCTTGTTGATGCGATTCTGGTCATGCTGACTTTTCCCTCGCTGCCAGCCACAGGGCCGGGGGTAAAAGCGTTCCCGTCCTCGTCATAAGCAATCGTGCCATTGACATATTGCTGGACGCTATCATCTGTGTACTCACTCACAGACGGATCACGTCCGGCGCCGTCGCCGCCGGGGAGGCCGTCCTCACCGACGCCGCCGAACTGCTCCCCGGTGATGGGATCCGTGAAGCCCCAATCGGGGGCAGACGCGCCCGCCGTAGTCATGCCGTGGAACACCGTATCCGTGCCGTCCGTACCGGGGAGATCGTCCGGGCTGAATTCGGCGCCCTTGCCGCTTTTCCCGCAGGCATAGGCAAGGCTTTTCAGCTGGGACACGTCGAGATCACCCTCAACGATCCTTCCGCCCTTGCCGCCCTTGCCGCCGGGACCGCCCTTGCCACCCAGCGCCAACGCGTAGCCGTCTACCCGATCCTCAAAAACCGGGTTTGTCCACGAGAACTTAGGCCCCGATTGGGTATCCTCGCCCTTTTCGCCGCAGCGCCCGCCCTGCCCGGCGGAGATCATCACATAGTGGATCGTTGTGGTGCCTTCCGGGATCTGGAACTCGCCGGAGCCGGTGAGGACTACCCGCTCGTCCAGATACTCCGCCGCCTCCGGCTGCGCCGGGGTGAAGCCGACCAATGCATCCATGCTGCTTTTAAGTGTCGCGCTCATGGTGGTGTCGAGGGACTGGATACACGCAGAAACCATCTTCTTATCGTAAGGGTGATACACGCTTACCACGTGGCCCGGTTTCTCATGTCCACTCACAATGTCATTGGTGATAGTTTCGCGGCATCGGTAATAGTCTGCAAGGCGCTTCGCCACGGCGTAGGAATTCACCAGAGATACCAGTGTGGCATCTGTAACTGATTTGATGTTTTCCACAGCGCCAGCCGTCACAAGCTGCGTGATTAGGCGGGTGTTGTGGATATACGCCTTGCCAGTCAGTGCGCCAGCGCCAGCGGAGATCTTGGCGTAGTTCGCGCCGCTTTCCAAGATTGTGAAGCCAGTCGCAGAGAGGGAGTGCATCGGTTCGGAGAATGTGATGATATCGCCATTCTGCGCCGTGCCGGAGAATAGCTCCTTTGCCTCCGTTCCCGCAACGTATTGATGCTCCGTTACCGTCACGGCAGAGATGGGTGAATCGTATTTCACGGTTCCCCCGGTGTAAGATCGGTCGACATCAAGCAACGATGCCGTACCGTCCCACAAGGGTTCAATCCTCAAAACACCGTTCAGGTCTGTGCGGAGATAGGCCCCAATGGCGAAAAGCACTTGTGAGAGGTTGTCTCGTGCAGAGCGTTCTTTCCCATCCGCATAAGGAAGCCAGCCGTAAAGTTTAACTCCGGCATATACACTTTTTATCAGCGAAGGGATGTTGCCGCAGATTTCTTTTACAACCTCTTCCACGGTCTGGCCTGTGTAAATGCCGCCAGTATGCACCATTCCGGTAAGTGCGCCCATAGGGGACCGCCCTGTAAGTTGATAAGTGACAGGCCCGATACGGGAAACGCCGCTACTTACAAATCTTGCTTTGATTTCGCCGCCTCTGTAAACAATGATGGGGGTGTTATTGGGGAGTGCAGAAAGCTGTGCGCCTATTGTTGTTGTGCAAACTTCTACGCTGACCGTATCAAACGAAAGGCTGCTTTCATCCAATGCAACTTCTTGAAAAGATGAGCAGTAGTCTAAGCGCATATCATCCTTAGATGCATCCCGGTCGAACTGGTAGGGGCCGATCATGATATAATCCATACGCCCTCCTTACCGCGTGATTTGCGGTGCGATTGGGATGAAATGGATTTCAATTTCTCCCCAATAATTGATCCCGTTTTCAACTTTTTCAATATCGTGCGATGCGCTGGTGTAGTATGCGCGATAGGAAATAGTTGTGTTGCCGTCCGCAGCTTCAAGCAAAACGGAATCGTCAATGGAATGGGCTTTGAGATAATTCCAGAACGCATCGTAGCTTCTGTAATCGCCCCCTCTGCGGAAAACGGTCACCTTATGCCCAATGTACGTCCCCAGAACATCGCGAATCATCCGGCCTGTGTCTTTCGATCTCCCAGCGTTCTCCCCATCGAGAACGCTGAAATTTTCGTTGTACTTGGAGATCGCGACATTCACATCAAATGAAGTCCCGTTAATTTTGATGTAATTCATATACACCGCCTTTAGGTCACTTTAATACCGACGCGCTGCGTCTGGTCCTTGTTCAGCTTGAAGATAATGCGGCCCAATTCCTGTTCGCCGATTTTAAGGATTGCCGTCTGATTGCCACCGCCATACTGCGACATGCCACGGGCCACCGCTGCCTCGATAGCAGATTCAGGGGCTTCAATGTTGTTCCCCTGCTTCTGGTCACCCAGTACCGCCAAAAACTCACGGTTCGGTGGAATAACTGCGCCGGTCGCCAAACGCGGAACGGATGAGGGGGCAATTGCAGGCATAGCGGAACGTGCCGCCGGGTTTCCATCGGAAACAGATTTCGTAGAATTAAACCCGCCTGCTTTTGCAGCTATACCAACGCCAAGCAGCGCCGCACCAGCTAAAAGCATTGGGACATTCAGCGTCATAGCGCCAATAGCCACAAGAGCGATCCCCAGCAAAAGCATTGCCGTAGACACCCATCCGGAAACTTCATTCAGATGCAAGGTTTCAACCCAGCTCTGAAATTTGTTTGTGGTTGTGCCTATCGCAAAACCGCTCACAAGCAAAGCCGCACCAGCCAAAAGCATAAAGATATTCATGGTCATTGCGCCAAATGCAATAAGGGCAATTCCTGCAAGCATAAGGGCAACAGATACCCAGCCAACAACCTTATTCAAACCGAGTGTTTCAACCCAGTTCTTGAGGTGGCCCTCATTTATTGCTGCAGTTATTCCCATGCCAAGAATGCCAAGTCCAACTGCCAAAAGAATCGGATTCGCCGTAGCCGCCGCAAATGCGACCAATGCAATACCGCCAAGAAGAAGCGCAACAGATATCCACTGTGCAACGGAGGTCAGCTTTAACTTCTCCCACCATGCCTCAAGCCTTTCTTGCCCAATGACTTCTGCCGCAATGCCAAACCCTAATAGCGCCGAACCCGCAAGTACGATCGCGATGTTTCCCATTGCCGCGCCGATGGCGATCATAGCAATTCCGGCGATTTGCATAGCTGCTGTCACATATCCAAAAGCCGAATCTAATTTGAGCGCACTTGCCCAGTCCGTAAACGTTCCGCTTTTTACACCGACATAAATGCCAATAGATATCAAAGCAATTCCGGCAACCACCATCAAAATATTTCCGGTAGCCGCACCAATGGCGATTAACGCAAAGCCAGCGATCAACAATGCTGCCGTAATAAAAGATGCAGCACGATTAAGCCCAAGCGTTTCTGCCCAATCATCCATCATGCCGCTGTTTTTTGCATAAAGAACGGCAAGGCCAATCAGCAAAAGTCCAGCAATCACAAGGAGGATGTTTCCCGTTGCCGCTCCGATTGCGACCATTGCAATGCCAGCAAGGATTACAGCCGTCACAATAAATTCTGCAACATTATTGAGTCCAAGTGTATCCACCCAGGATTGCAAAACTCCGGTTTCCTCTGCGACAAAAAGCCCAGCGCCAATGAGAAGCAATCCAGTTATAACCATCTTAATGCTCCCAACCGATGCGCCGATGGCAATAAAGGCAATGCCCGCTAAGATCAAAGCGCTTGCAACTTTTTCCGCTGCGCTTCCAAGCATTTTATCGAGCCAATTTTCATTTTCAGAAAAATTAAAGTCCGGTTCTGTTTTTTCCTTATTGTCTCCGCCTAATTTATTAATCTCATCAAATGAGGCAAGCGCTTTGCCAGCCTTTTTTGCAGATTTGCCCGTTTCGTCTAAAGCGTCCGATTCTTTGTAAAGGTTCTCTGCTTCTTTTTTTGTTTGGTCAATCGTCGACCCAAACAAAACCGCTGTAATTTTTGCCATAGCAGTCACAAATTGGGTTAGCAAATTCACGAATGATGTAAACGCCGGAAGCAAAACATTCACAAACGGCTGTGCGAGTGTTAGCAAAGCACCTTTTAATCGCGATAGCGCTTTTGTAGCCTGATCGTTGGTTTTAACCGCCTTCCCAAGCCACTCGCGCACGGAGCGGAGTCCTTGCACAATTAAGCCAAACACGAACACGCGACGGACAAGCCCTTTTACTCTGCGAGAAAACCGATCCATATATTTGTCTGCTTTTTTACTTGCAGCGGCCAGCGCAGTAGAACTCTTACTTGCGCCAGCAATCTGCGCAGAAAGTTCTCCCGCCCGGTTGCTCATTCGTCCAAGGCTTCTGGTATCCTTGGCAAGGGACGCATCTACAGCCTCAACCCTTTTTTGCACACCATCCCATTCTTTTTGCATCGTTGCCACGGTTTGTTCCTGGTCTTTAATCGCACTTGATGTAAAAAATTCGTTTCCGCTTTTCATTTGCGACAGTTTAGATTTAGCTTCATCAAGGTTTGCGGCAATCTGCCTTGATTGCTCCACGAGTGGCATTGCCTGCTGCTTTTTATCGCTGATTTTTTCATTAAGCGAATCTATTTTTTTAGTAAGCCGGTTTAGTTCGTTTTGTGCCTGCTTATCATCAATGTCCGTTTTTATGATGATGGAGCCATCTGCCATGCAATCGCCTTCTTTCCCTTGCTTTTTATGCATTTTATGTTATGCTTGATAAAAGGAGTTGGTATCAATGGAAGATCATGTCACACAAATGTGTAGTAATTTATTTGATAAAAACGGGAATAAAATTGACGTCAACATTGTAGCAACCGTGTATCTTTCGGCTTTTGAAATCTCCGCATACTTAAAAAAATGCACAAATTACTTAAGCGCAGATATTAAACTCGTTGCAAAATACATCAACGATTTACCCGGCTATGACTGCTCAAGAAAAGAAATTTCATACTACAAGCGAAAAATCGAAAGATGTGATTGGGATTTTTCGACGCCAACAAAGAAAATTGAGCCTCCCATGCAAAAAAAGCAAACAGCAGCTCTTTTGCCGGGCGAAGAAGTTCTCGACACGCTCAAATTTTCATGTATCCCACTTATATCGTGGTGCATTTTATTTGTATTCGCCGTGTGCAAGGCTTCTTTAATGCAAATGGAGGATGTATGGTTTTTTGTCCCTTGGGTCTTTGCATTCCCGGTCTTATACGAAATTTTCAGGCTGACCATGAACCATGTTGTTTTGACAAACAAACGCCTCATTGTTCGCATTTCAGTACCGAAAAAGATTTCAGTAGATGTGCCAATTAACAAGATAAACGGTGTGTCTGTAAAATCGTCATGGCGAGAGTATAAATATGGAGCATTGCAAATTGACACTTCATCTGATCGGATTTTGTTTACAAGTACAAAGTCACCTGGCGTTTTCAGAGACTCCGTAATTTCGGCTATGGAGCAAAACAAATCCGATGCCATGCGTCAACAGGCGAAAGAAATCGCAAAAGCTATGAAAAACATTTAATGCGCCCACCGCCCTCTCCGGAGGGCGGTTTTCATATCCATTTGCTGATAACGTCCTCGTCCTGTTCCGTATACTGCCGCTTGAAGTCAACCAGGTGCCGGTTCTGCTTGTAAAACTCCTGTTCGCTTTTATCCAGTTTCTTCCCCTTTGCCTTTTTATTGCGGATTCCCACAACCTGGGCAAAGGTGCAATCCCCGATTTCCTGATACGCGGATACCCACGTCCACCAGTGCAGATACTCAACAGATCTGACTTCTTGTCCCAGAACGCGGTTGACTGGGGCAACGATCAGGGGAAAGTCCTGCTGCCAATCCATCAGCTTCGGCCCACGCTTTTCCTCACGCTGCTCTTCGCCGCAGTTGATGAATTTTGCGCATTGCTTGATCGCTTCCTCGTAGTCGCTCTGCGGCATTTCCGCAAAGTCTGGATAGAAAATGTCAAGCATGGCCTCGGCCTTTTCTTCCTCCGACAACTCAGCGTCAGACAGTGCCTCAATGATCGTCAGGATATCGCGATAGTCAGAGCGTATCTGGTACTCAGTGCCGTTTACCTCTACGGCAGTCGGCAGATCGTACCTCATTTATGGTACTTCTTTGTATACTTGCTCACGCGGGGGTTGGTGGCTTTCTGCTCACGGGCAAAGGTGGTGTCAACCTCATCCATGATGGCAAGCATCAGGTTCGCCCACACAGGCAGGCCGTCCGCCAGCGCATATACGTTCATCTCGCCAAACAGGGCAGAGCAAATGTCAAAGCCGAACACATCGTTGATGATCTCGCGCATTTCCTCGTCCATCTTCCGGGCGGTTTCAAAAACTTCCCGCTTGTTGGCGGTCTTTTCCACCTCTGCCTTGTATGCATCCTGCTTCTTGTCGAGGATATCAAAGGCATTAAACAGCTTTTCCACAAAGGCGCTGTCGGTGGGGTTAAAAGAGAATTCGCATTTGCCGTTGATGTTGTAGGTAACTAAACCGGTATCGAAAATCAGGTCTTTCATAATAGCCTCCGAAATTGGGGCGGGTTTGCGCCCGCCCCTTTGTTTTTAAGCCCCTGCCGTAAAGGTCACGCCACTGGTATCCTTGGTAATGGTGCCCAGCGTACGATTGCCGCCGTAGGTAATCTCGCTCGTGATGTTGAGCGTACCGCCGCCGTCACCGCCGATGCCGGTCACGGCAATAGCACAGGAATCATACCGCTCGGCAAACTTCGCCTCGCCGGACGTAGCGTAGAAGTGTCCAATCATCATATCCTGATTGGCAAGAGCCTGCGCGTCATGATCCTTGACGGCAAGGTTCCACATCTTCACCGCAGCAGCGTCACCGGCATCCAGAGGGATGGGATCAAAGGTCTGGGAAATAACGGGCTTCTTCATGGTGGTGAAGGTGTTGCCCAGAATGTCCTGCTTGCTCTCCTGACCCCAGTCCATCTCTTCGCTGGAATCCTCCACACGCTTACCGATGGCGCTCCAAGTAGGAGATTCCTTAGAGCCGGTATTCAGATACGCGATCAAAAGCTCGCGGTCAATGGTCTGACCTTCGGGCGTCGCAAAAGTTAAATCTGCCATTATACATTCACCTCGTAAATCAGTTTTAGCGGGACCATGTAGTCCTCGTATTGGTCGCTTGTCGCGCCGAGATACGATGCAAACGCAGAAGTCTCAACGCGGAGGGCGCGCCTGCCCTCTCCAATGTCCGGTCGCTGCATCTGCGCCCAGTCCGCAAATTTGTTTAAAACCTCAACCGCCTTCAAGCGTGTATCGTCGCTCTTGCCGGGTGGTGCGATCTGGTAATGGATTTCGAACGAATACTCCGCCTGATATCCGCCGCAGATATACTTCTTGGTGATAACGGCCCCCTGAACGGAGGAAAGCGCCATGCCTACCGTTTTTGCCGCGAAATACTCGTACTTGATCAGATCCACATTCTCCGGAATACCGGGGAAACGGTTTGCCCAAATCAGCATCAGGCGGTCAAGGTCTGCCTTTTCGCTGCTGGATGCCAGCATTACAGGTTTTTCTTTAGAGATCACGCTTCACCGCCTTTTCTGCTACACGCACCCACTTCTCCATGTTCTGTGCCTTGGATGCTTCGAACCAATGGGAGCAGGTCCCGGTTCTGTGGAAAATCAAATCCTTCTCCGGCACTGCCGGAACCTTCGTAACGCCCTTCCGCGCATAAGAGCTTCCGGTCAGCGGATCAACGTACAGTTTGCCGTAGTACAGATATCTGGCATACGGCCCTGGATAAACAACCGTGTTTCCCGTTACCCGTGTACGCGTCCTTAGAGAGCCTGTGAGCATAGGTACGAACGGAGCGGTATCTTTTGCGACCTGCACCGCCAGAACGTGTTCTGCGCGATCACAGCCCTTGGAAACGGCCTCTTTTACAGCGTCCATGCCGTCCGTCTGAACGGAAAATTTCAACGCCATATCACACGCCTCCGACCTGCCAGTGCTGCATATCAACGCTGCCGAAATCTTTCTCGTCAACCTTGGTCACGGTGTAGCAGTTGTCCTGAGCCAGCGCCACAGTTTCATTGTCCGTCACAAACTCGCCTTTGATGAAAAACGTTGTCCCGCCATTGCCTTTGACAGAAAGCGTCCACAGGTCGATTTTGTCCTCTGCGGCGTAAAACCGCTGCGGACCGACATAGGCTTTCACCTTGCCGGTAAAACCGTCCACAGCTTCCACGCCAAACGGGATGTAGAGGTCAACTGCATCAGCCCCGGCAAGACCGCTCTCGCGCACGTTAACCGCCTTAGACGCTTGCAGCATCACGCCACGAAGTACGGTCACATACAGCTTTTGCGTTTCCTGAAACGTCTCCTTGTCGGTTTCTTTGACCGGATTGTAGATCGTTACAGTGTGGGGAGCGTACATGATCCGCACCCCCTCCCTCGGTACAGCAAGCCAGTATGGGCGAGATACTCCATGCAGGTCTCTGCAAGCAGCTTTCTTGCTCCATCCGTAGCGTTCAGTGCGGAAACGGCAGATTCGCCGCCGGTCGCAAGTGTGCGGGAATAACCGCCCACCGTTTCACTTTTGACTTCTGCGTCATTAGCGGCAGCAGTCGCAAGGTTCTTCATTGCAAGCGCCTGCGCAGCTTCGATAACCGCATACTTGTCAACCAGCGCACAGCAGCACATCTTTACCGCATCCAGATCCACGTTGTCCTTGGCTCGGTTCTGCGTGAAATAATCGAGGAAGGAGCTGGCCCGGACAGCTAGACGCGGAAAATCCCCACTGCTTACAGTGCCCATATAGACACCGGAGTAGTATGTGTAATCAGCGTATGTCAATTTGGTCAGCTCCCTTCCAATACTGCGATTATGTCAGCCTTGCGCATTGAACTGCTGACCCCGTCCACCCCGTTTTTCCCGGCATAATCAAGCAATTGAGCTTTTGTCATGTCGAAGAAAGCAGGGGTTTCAGGGTCAGGCTCACTCAGCAGTTCGGTTAGCCCCCCACTGCCGGAGTGATGGAGCCGACAACCACGCCGTCAATGCGCTCGGCGAACAGCACCATGCCGTTAATAACGGTATCAGATGCGGTCATGTTGGTGTAATCGGGTTCCTCGTGGATGCCGATATAACCGGTGGCGTCAGTGGTGAAGTTGAACACCTCGCCCAGATCAGCGCCGTTCACAGGGATGTAGTACAGGACGATGTTGTCTTTGGCAGTGGCGTAAATCTTGCCCTTTGGGACGCTGGAGTTCAAGATCACAGTGCCCAGACCGAGGAAGTTCTCGACATAGGTCATGCCGAAAGCGGTCTGCAGGGTGATGTTGGCAGTTGCGAGATAGTCCGCAACGTCCAGCGGGTTCATGAAATACACTGCGCCGATTTCGTCATCCTCGAACAGCACCTGCAGCTGGCCCCATGCCTGAGCCAAGGTCGCTTGGAAGGTCGCACCGCTGGCCGTACCCGTACCGGTTGCGAGGAAGTCGAAGAAGTCCTTGCGGATGCCCTTCTGCACATCCTTTAGCATTTCATCGGTGGTCATTTCAACCGCCTGATCGTAGCCGCGATCGGCGATTGCTTCGGCAGAGGTGGCCTTGCGCCACTTCTTCAAGGTGATCTCCTTGTAGTTCACAGCCTCGGTCTTGTACTTGCTCAGGGGGATGGTCTCGCCCTCAGCCACAGCGCCGTCTTCCAAAGTGCCGGTAGCCTTGTAGCTCTTGAGCACAGTACCGGCCTGCTTGGCGATCTTACGAGTAACGCCCAGAGCCTCCATCAGCTTCTTGATGGAATAGCCGAACATCTCGGTAAATTCGATCTCACGAACACGGGCGAGATCTTCCTTCTTAATCAGCTTAGGATCAACAGCCATTTTTATTCTTCCTTTCTAAACAAATCCATATTTGCGGCGATTGCAGCGCGCCGCTCAGTTCTGTCGGTGATTTGCATAATCTCGTCCTTGGTCATAGGCTTTCCGCCCTCGTTGAGCCGTGCGCCCATGTCCAGCCGGACAGCAGGCTTAGAAACAAGGCTCTTATAGGTGCCGTCTACGAGAGCGTCAAGGCTCTTGGTGTCCTTGATCTTCTCGCCGTCCAGCTCCAATGCAGACATTTCCTCGCCGCATCCGCGCATGGCAAGGTCGAGATTTGCACCGGTGATGTTTTTGCTCTCAAAGTAAGCCCGGACAGCCTTTTCCTTTGCCGCCTTGCTTTCCTTTTCGGCGATGCCGGACTTATAAGCTTCAAAATCCGAATGTTCTTTTTCATACTTTTCCTTATAGCCGCCGTCACCTGCTGCCTTGAGGTCATCCAACTGCTTTTGGATGCCGGGCAGCTTCTCCGCGTCCGCCTTGTATTTGCTGATGTCAGCCTTCAAGCCGTCCACGGTGTCCGTATGCGCCTCGATGATGGTATCCACCTGTTCGTCGGTGAGACCCATGCCCTTCAAAAGTTTACGTGTAAGTGCCATTGTTCTATCTTCCTTTCCCTTGTCCGCAGTTCGTCGCGGCGATAGATTGTATAAAAACCGCTGTGCCTCGCGGGTTTTATCGAAAGAAAAGAGCCAACCGCCGAGAAAAACTCGGTAGCTGGCTCCTATTGCCCTTTCCCGCGCCCAATTACGCGGGAGTTGAATATTTGATTGTTTTCTTGACCTCTAACACGATGTACCCGTCGCCCTTGCGCCGGATCTCCGCATCATTGCCACGTTTAAGAATAGCTTCCACAGCGCGCATGATATCATCATTCATTGTCCGTCACCTCGGAAAACAGGAAATCATATTCACGTTGTAGGTCTCTAAGCTTTGAGTTGCACTCTTTCTCAATTGCATATACCGCCAAATCAGATGGGTGGTCTCGTCCTTTCCAATCGGGGTATTTTGCCCTTTCTTCATCTACTTTAGCCCAGCATTCATGAAAAAGTGCGTCGCATTTTGCCTTGTACTCATTAAAGAGTGGATGGTTTTCATTTATTTTTTTCTTTGCGTACATAGTCAACCTCCAGCTCTTTACTTAAAATCTTCATTACTTCGTGGTACTTATCAACGTCCGGGTTTATCTGCCCTTTCCACATCATCTCAAATACGTCCGTTCGTTCCAGTTCCTTAAAGCGATTGTACACCACATCGTGAGCCTTTTCAACGGTTTTGGCTGTTCGTCTCATAATGTATATAAATCGGTCATCAGACGCAATGGAAAGTTCTTCTTTTCTGTCCATAAAGAACGCAACGTCTTCTGCACTAAAAGAATAATGCGTTTTTTCACGCGGGTGATTGTGATACGAATATGACCCATTTAGGGTGCTCGGTATAGCAGACAAGTCTACCGTTGCTGCTTCCCCGGAGACGCGCCAGACTTTGCCATCTTTCGTCACCGAGTAATTAACTTCGTAATCAAAATCAGCCAGTTCTTTCTCAGCATCGCTTAAAACTTTCATGGTTGCTGTTTTATCAGAAAAATCAACAGTACCAACCAAAACCGGATCTCCCGGGGAACCGCTGTTGCCATTACCGGTGCTTTTTATGCTTTTTGAAATGGGAGTAGCATTATAGATGCGCATCCGCTCCGGTTGCTCCGGCAGGCCAGCTTCCGCGCTAAACGCCTTGTATTTAGCGTTTAACCGCCGGAGGCGTATGTTTACCGCAGTCTCATCTTCATGCAATCCTGCGGCCTTGTAGGCGGCTTTTTCGCGTTTTAGCTTTCTAACGGTCCGCTCAATGCGGCGTTGCATCTGGGTTGCCTCGTATGCCGTGTAATCCTTGCCATCAAACGTGCATCCATGGCCATCATCGATGTGTTCCAGCTGTTCATCCGTGTAAGTGCGCTCGGACACGCCCTCAACCCACGGGAACCGCCTATGGCGGCAGTTGGCCCCTTCCAGGCCGTCAACAGCGCCCAGCCCGCAAACGTCATAAATGCTCGGGTAAATGTCCCCAGCACGTACGCTGTAAACGTGGCCTTGCCAATCCTTATGCGATGACCATGGTGACGGTCCCGGCTTATCTCGTGCGCCAACATGGGCCGAAACTTCAAAATAGGGTGTATCCAGATATTCTGCAGATTGCTCCGTATACTTGGAGCAGATTTGAGATACGCCGGTCATTACGGCTCTTCGCACGGCAACATCGACATGATCCCGATGACCACTTTCGTAGTCAACCACTTTTAGACCGCTGTCCGCAAGTTCCTTCACAGCCGTTTTAATCGCCTGATTGTAGTTGATTGCACCGCTTTGCACCTGCAACGCTGCGCTGTCAAGTGCCCATTGGTACGCTTTGGCAGGTGGGAGCATCGTACGCCCAGCGTCCACCAGGAAGCCCATGGATGCGGTCAGATTGTGGAATGTATTAAGTGTCTGCGTCCTGATCGCCGCAACTTCCGCAGCGTCAACCAGTGTCTCAGGCTGTGTGATATGCGCAAGGTCAATCAGGTCAGTGTAATACTGTTGGTTCCTTGCGACCACATCGCCCAGCAGCTTGTCCAGCTTCGTTTTGCTGATGCCGGAAGTTTCGCGGATTGCTTTCTTGATTTCCTTTAGGTCGATGCCGTGAGACCGCAGTGCCCGGATGTCCTGCACCGTTACCTCGTTCAGTTCATCCGCAGCTTTCAACCGGGAACAGATTTCATTCAGCAACACAAGTTCAAGCGCCCGGAACAGTTCTGCCAGATCCTCTGGGAGCGCATCAAGTAGTTCCGGGGTAAATGGATACCGGCTCATTTTTCACAACCCCAAAAGTCCCAGTATTTTCTCCAAATCCCATTACTCGACCTCCGTTTCTTCCTCGGTCACCATGTCCTGTGCCTTTGGCAGCGCTGCCTTTGCGGTGGCTTCGTCCTCATTCATCCAGCGCATACGGAACTCCCAATCGTTCATGATGCCAGCATTAAGAAGTTGCACGTCACGGTTAAAGTCCTGGCCCTTGTCCTCAATGATGGAATCGTCAAAGTCAATGGAGATCTGGACGTCCTCATTGAGGGATGCGCCCATGTACCGATTCCCCATGCGGAGCAAGCTCCGGCACAACTCTGTGATTGCCTGCTCAAGCACAATTTCATGTTTTTTGATTGTGCGAAACAGGGTGCTGTTCTCGCTGATGACCTGCGTGGCAGTTGCGATGCTTCCCTGATTGAATTTGTAATGGTTCTCACCGAAACCGCACTTGCTGGACAGGATGTTCAACATATCTTGCATACCGGTGTTAAACTCCGCTGTCCGCAGCGACATATCGACCTGCTGTAAGATGTTGCCGTTGCCGCCTCTGTCCTCCGGAAGTACATAATAAACGGTCTCACGCTTATCAAACACTGGACGACCGTCAATGCTCTTGGTTGCCTCCGGTTGCACCACAATGCGCTTCTTGCCCAACACAAATTCGTTCACATAGCTATCATAGGTAATGTCAACGCTCTTAAGCTGGTCGATGGCGTGGGCAAACACAGCCACGCCAAGCGGGTTGTTTTCGTCAGAGTTTGCAATGTTCAGCCGGTCGATCACAAACTGCGGCTTGTCGCTGCCGGTATGAACCACCGGGGGAATTGTCTCAAACCCTTTCACGCTGGCCAGTGGGATTTCCTCTGCATCATACAGATGGTTCTCAATGTCATACTCGCCGTTGCGCAGCCTGTGCACCTGGATGTAAGTATATTCTGTGTCATCGACCTTTCGAGTGGATGCGAACGCACACTCGCGGATAACGCCGTTATCCCACGTCAGCGGGTAGATGTTCCCGGCGCTGACATAGTTGATGCGAATGCGGCCAGAGTCAATGATTTCTGCTGTATCTGGGTTAATTCCCATGCCTTCCATCACCGGCACATACGCAACGGTTCCTACTGCCGCTTTGCGCTCCTGCGATTCGTTAGCCTTGACCTCCCAATTGTTATCGGCAAAAACAGTATCGATAAATTCCTGTTCCTGTTTGCCTTCAAGCGTGATGTTGACTCGCTCGTTCATTAGGAGGTTGGCCCAATCCTCGCAGACTTTCTTTCCCATTCCAACCGAATAACGGTGGCACTCCAGCTCTTCAATGCCATTCCACACCGTATAGCTGTGGAAATCTTCAACGTTTCCCTTATACCATGCGTCCCACAGGTCGATCAGAGAGTAAAATTTGCTGTCGACCGTGTCAAACCCAAGATCCTTTAATGCTCTGCGAATATTCACTATTTCACCGTCCCATCATGTGACCGGCACGTTCCAGGTCTTTGTAATAAGGCTCAATGCTGTACTCAAAGGCATCCAAGCTGTCGATGTCGGACGTGCCATCATCCAAGCGCTCGTCCTCAAATTTATCAGGATCATAAATAGCGGATTGCAGTGCATCGATCAGATGTGGGCAGTTTCTGGAAACTTTGAACCGCCCCTGCTTCATCAGCAGCACCACCAGCCGAATTCTGTCTGTGATTTGCATTTTCAGTGCGTTCTTGACTTGGGTACCCAGCCGGAGTTTTTGTGCCGTGTGATCCAACCCTCGTATAAGCACCGTTTCCGCGCTATCCGCTCGTGTCTGGCTGTAACCATACTTTGACGTTATCAACTGGCAGAACGTAGCAAAACGCCGGTTTAATGCATCCGGGTCAATCTCTTCGTTTTTGATGTATTCTTCTTCCAACGCCACAACCCGGAAATTTTTTGTAATCCCGGTGGCTTGAAATTTCGTTGCGGACTTTGTACCGCCGAAGTCAACGCCAATTGAAATGATTGAGAAGCTGGTGCCGTTTTGCTTGGCCCACTCCAAAGGGTCTCCGATCAAATACTTTTCTGTATCGTTGGCGAAGTCCTTATAAACGATGCCCTCTGCCGCTACCCACAGGCCGCGCACATACCGGTCATAAAATATACCGGCATACATATTCTCGTACCGTTCAAGGGTGCGCTTGCTCAGGCCGGGGTTGTCCGTCATTTCAAAGTGTAGATACAGTGCATTACGCTCACGGCTCCGCTTGATCCACTCCTGATAGAACCAGTGGTGTGGGCTGCCGGGGTTACAAGAGAACCACAGCCGCGCGCCGTCAACGGAGCAACGTGCAAGCGCCTGTTCCACGAATGAGCGTGGCATCAATACCACCTCGTCCAGCAACACACCCGCCAGTGTGCGGCCTTGGATCAGTGTATAGCTCGCCTCGTCCTTGCCGCCGAACACTTCAAAGTAATTTGTCACGGCTCCGCGCCGCACTTCCATTACCTTGTCACCGCGCCGCCAGCGGACGATATAACGTTCCTTTGCAAGGCTCATCGCCGTGAACGGTACGATGATGTTCTTGGTACAGCTGTCCACCGTTCTGCCGCACACGCCAAAACGCTGACCGCTGAAATTTTCCATCGCCCAGCGCACATACGCCCACATCATAATGGAGGTCTTGCCGGAACGCACAGCGCCGTCGCAAATCAGCGCATCATACTTGGAATATGGATAAGCGAGAATTTTCTTCTGCTTTGCGCTAATCATCGCTCTCCAGCCCTTCTGCCATTTCACGCAGGCTCACGCTCAAAGCGTCCTCCTGCGTGTTATCCGTCGGCAAGCCCAGCTCAACAATATCGCGCTGTCCAAGGTACTGTTTCCCCAGCCAGATAGCCATGCTTGCGTTCTTTTCGGCCAGCTTCCACTGCGCTCTCCGCAGGCTCGACTTTCCCACCTGACTTTTGCTTTTATATGTGTCCGCAAAAGTCATTTTATACGTCCGTTTGCACCATCGATTCAGGGTGTCTGCGCTGCACTCAAGCACTCCGCAGATTTCTGCTTCCGTGCACTGGATACCACATAGGTTCTCAAACAGCTTTTGATTTATTACCTTTTTCGGCCTTCCAGTCCGTGCCACTTCCACCCCTCCATTCCTTAAGATTTGATCATGCCAGAGATTTCTTCCTCGCAGTCAGCTTTCTCGCCACCAATGTATGCAGGCCATTCATGGCCCCTGTAATGTCGCCGGACTTAATCAGCCCGTTCAGTGTTTTCATTTGCTGTGTGGATAAATACTGATGGTTTTTCTTCAACATCCTCCGCGCAGTCGCCTGAGCATCAGTCATTCAGGAGCACCGCCTTCTTCCCGGTGAACTTCTCCCACCGGTCAACAATGACGTCGGCATACTTTGGGTCATACTCCATGCAGAAAGCGTGTCTGCCATTCTGCTCCGCTGCCATGATCGTTGTTCCAGATCCAGCGAACAGGTCGAGAACATTCTCTCCTGGCTTGCTGGAGCACTGCATCTGGTAATCAAACAGCTTAATCGGCTTCATGGTCGGATGCTCCGCAGATTTGACAGGCTTATCGAAATTCAGAACGGTAGTCTGTCTGCGGTTCTTGAAGAAGTAATGCTTCTTGCCCTCCGTCCACCCGTACAGGCAAGGCTCGTGATTGTCCTCTTCAATTTCGCTCTCACCGTACAGGCAAGGTTCATGTTTCCACTGGAAATCCTGTCTCCCCATTACGAGGGAATTCTTTACCCAAATCAGGCACTGCCGGACGCGCAGCATCGAATCTTTACACGCACCACGGAAGTTATACCCTTCACTGTCTGCATGCCAGATGTAGAACGGAGCGCCGGGTTTCATAACCATCGCCGCATTGGAGAAAGCATCCGTCAGGAACTGCCTAAAGGCTGCATCTTCCATGTTATCGTTCTTGATTTTACCGGCGGTGCCCTGATAGTCCACATTGTACGGAGGATCGGTGAGAAGAAGATCGATTTGTGCCCCCCCCCACAAGCTTCTGTACGTCTGTCAAAGACGTGCTGTCTCCGCACATAAGGCGATGGTCTCCAAGCTGGTACACATCGCCCAGCTTGCTCTTCGGCTCCGCCGGAATGACAGGTTCATAATCATCCTCGACAACGGAATCGTTCAGTTCATCACGCAGACCCCATTCAAAGTCAAACGCCGACAGGTCAAGACCGGGCAGTTCATCAGCCAACAGGTCAAAATCCCAGTCGCTCTCGTTGCTCTTGTTATCCACCAGCCGCAGGGCGTTCACCTGCTCCGGTGTCAGATCGTCCACGCAGACGCAAGGCACTTCTTCCATACCCAGCTTCTTTGCCGCTAAAGCTCGGCAGTGGCCGATTACGATCACGCCGTCACGGTCAATCACAATCGGCTGTACAAATCCGTACTGCTTGATGCTCTCCGCAACGTTGTTAATTTGCCGCTTATCATGCTTTTTTGCGTTTGCGGCATACGGCACAATATCCGCAAGCCGCCGTTTTGTGATTTCCATGCCATCCTCCTGGTTTGCTACCGGTAATAATTTACTCCACGAGCATCCAGTCATCGGCAAGCATATCCGCCTGCGATGCCAGCCAGCCGAGCTGCACGCCGGATGTGCCGACAAAAGCAAGCGCTTTGTTACCGATAGCTTCGTGAATGGCGTTGATCACCTCATGCGCAGCATTCTCATAGCTGATGCGCTCCGCAAGCTCGACATACTGATTCTTTCCATTCCATCCGCGACGGGCAATTCTCTTCCCTTTCTTCGCTGCTTCAATGGCAAGGCCAAAGCTCAGGCAGTCTGTTTCCCGATATGCGGCCTCGAACACATACTTTGGGCTAAAGCTCTCGTAACCGTCCTGGTAGCGGACCTTGTAGCCATCTTCCTCGGGGTCCATACTCTTGGGGATGGGCTGGTCCTTCTCGTAGACCGTGCCACCCTTGCGAATAGCAGGGGCTGCCTCAATGATTTTCGTGCCAACATACTTTTTCATTTTCATTTCGCATAACCTCTTAACATTATTTTGCTACCAGCCCCCACCCCTTGGCCTTACATAGCAGACTTTACCCGCCCCGAGGGGCATACACATCTTGCGTGTCCGGATCTCCCTGAGCCAAACATGGTACGCAAGGTCTTTTTATCGGCTCCCGGCTGCGCTGCGTCTTCCTACCAGCCATCAGGAACTTGGCAATTATACCAGCCGCCTGATACTTAGCTTTTTACGCTTCCTCGCCCGCTGGCCGGGATGGTACGGCATTGCAGTCCTGCCCTGCTTTAGCGCTTCAGGGAAAGTCCCCGTCACTCGCTGTGGTCTCCCCTTACGGGGCACCTATGCCGCATATCTCCGCAGTGAGCCGGTCGGCGCTCCGGCATCTCCAACAATGCGAGTATTTGCGGTCTCGCCTCCGGGCGGCAGATTGCCTTTCTGCCCTCCACTGCGGTACTGCCGTCTAAAACTGCTGCCACCGTGCGCAATCACAGTGACCTGCTGGAACTTCGGCAGCGTAGTTTGTCCAAATGTCCCCTCTGGGACACATCGTTGAGAGGTGCGAGGGGTCCTATACCCAACCGGAATTGCACCGGGGCATCAAGGGCAAGTACCAGTTGCCGGAGATGAGCTGCTTTTACAGGCCGCAGCTTATATATTCTTGGAGCGAGGACGCATCACCCGAAACGCTCCCCGCCATGGTGCAGACGGCTGGGCTTGAACCAGCGCATACCTCCCGGCGCGGTGCTCTGCCGACTGAGCTACGTCTGCATATCCCCGGCATTCCGCCGGGGTCAGGAGGAAAGAAAGGATGGATGGAAAGAATGAGGATGCGGATATAACCCCGCACCCTCATTCTGACACATATTTTTCTACGCTTGCCCCGAATTGGGGGCAAAGACCAATTTTTTTTGCGATACTATAAAGGTTTACTCTCTCGCTCACCCTCGTCCCATGCAAGCTCATCCAAACTGACGTGGTAATGATTCGCTATCAACT